GGCGAGGCGCCCGAACCCGAACAGACAATGATTGACGAGGACGGCAATCCGGTTGATCCCGACGGCGGCGCGTCGGGCAACGACGAGCCCGAAATTGACCCGAGCGATGAGGCGCAGAAAAACCGCGACCACGAGGCTGAGCAAAACGACCTTGACCGCAAGCACGAATTGAGACTAGCCGCTGCCAAAAAATGATGTTTTTGATCGGTTTCGTGGCGGGCGTCCTGTTCATATTCGCTTGGGCCAAATCGGGCCGCGATTGACATAGGCGTCAGTATTCAGTAAGTTAGCGGGTAATGCGAAAGCCCGACCTAATCATAGGCCCCGCTGACAACCCTCAAACCCTGCGTTGGCATATCTTTCGTTGGCGCGGCTGGCAGCTAGCCCTGCATAAATGGCTACGCTCGGACGACGACCGCGCGATGCACGACCATAGCGCCGATAACCTGTCAATTATTTTGAATCGCGGGTACTGGGAAATAACGCCGTTTGCCGTGCGTTTTCGCCGGCCGTTCGTGCCGTATTTCCGACGCGCCGAAACGCCGCACAGAATCGCGCTGTATCATGCGGCCCCTGTATGGTCATTGTGGCTGCGTTGGCCGCCGCGCCGCGAATGGGGTTTTATTTGCGAACAAGGCTGGCGGCACTGGCGCGAATATGTCGCCGAACGTGATTACTCGCAGCCTGGCAGTACGTCGACCGTGGGGCGCGGGTGCGGGTAAAGAAAACGAGCATGCGCGAAATACGCGACGCGGCCGAGCACGCACGAATTACAGGGGTGCTTGAAGCGCTCGGCGATATCGCCTTCGCTACCGCAAAGGCCCGAAATGTTCCCGGGAACACGAAAGGTATCACCACGTATTACCGCGGCGCCCTCGTGCGCAGACGACGACCATAATCACCACGTAGGAGTATTGACGATATGCCGAGCAACAAACCTAAAACATTGGCCGATTTTCGCGCAGCCCACGACCCCGACGTAATGATCCCGAACCGGATACGTGCGGGGCTTGCGGCAATCGAAAAAGAGGGCCCGGAACATTACCTGTACGAAAGCGATTTTTTGAAGCTGACAGGGATCAGCACTACGCAGTTAGCCGCATACCGTGAACAGTTCGCCGCGCATATCGTCGAGGCGTCGTTACACGGTGGTTCACGCAGCAGCAAGCGGGCGTATTTCGGAAGTGCTAAAGTAGCGGCGAAACTCAGGAAATAAGCCATGCCCAAGACAGTCAAAACGGTTAAGGATTTCAAGGCCGCTCACGACCCCGCATCCATCATTCTCGCGCTGAGGGCAGAACTCGCGCAGGCGAAAGCCGAGGCCATCAACGCGACGGTAGTTCGGGAAATCATCGGCACGGCCAAACTCGAAACCGAGAAACTACAGTTGCCGGCATGGCTGTCAAAACCGACGATTACGGCCGATGCGCCTGGCGTGCCCGGCCTCATGCTGTCCGATTTGCATTGGGGCGAAATCGTCAAACCGGCACAGGTCAACGGCGTCAATGCGTTCAATCTGGAAATTGCGCGCCGACGACTGCGAACGGTGATTGATAAGACGATCAAACTTTGCAAGATTCTTGATCGTGACATGCGCTACCCCGGCATCGTGGTCAAACTCGGCGGCGATATGGTCGGCGGCAATATCCACGAGGAATTGCAGGCCACGAATGAGGCCAACATCATGCCCGTGATGTTGGACTTGTACCGTCATCTAGTGCCGGCGATTACGTTGCTTGCCGATGTGTTCGGCAACGTGTTTCTGCCTTGTGTGAGTGGCAATCATGACCGAGCCACGAAAAAGACTTGGTACAAGGACCGCAATGACACATCATTCGGTTGGTTGCTGTACCAGTTTCTGGCCGAGCGATTCGCCGCCGATAAGCGCGTGACGTTCTACATTCCCGATAGCGCAGATGCGCTCTACCGTATTTACAACACGCGAATGTTGCTCACGCACGGCGATAGTTTTCCGGCCTCGGACAGCATCATCGGTGCTATCGGCCCCATCATGCGCGGCACGCAAAAGAAACAGCAGCGCAATTCAGGCGTCGGCCAAACGTTCGATATTTTGGAGTGCGGTCACTGGCATCAGCGCATCGTGTTGTCGCACATCATGGTCAACAATTGTCTTAAAGGTTTCGATGAATTTGCGGCGGCGCATAACTACCGTGTTGAGCCGCCGTCGCAGAATTTGTGCACGATACACGCGGACGTTGGCGTTAACTGGGCCATGCCCGTGCTGTGCGACAAACCCGAGAAACGAGACGCGTCGCCGTGGGTCAGCGTCGCTAGCCTATGATAATCGCGTTTACCGGCCTGCCGCGGGCGGGCAAGGATACGGCGGCGCAGTATCTCGTGGATACTCGTAATTTTATTCGGCGTCAGTTTGCCGACCCGCTCAAGCACGCCGCCGCTATTTTGTTGAATCGTAACCGTTGGGAAATGGACGGTGATCACGGTTTTGACCGTGAGGCCATACTGCCCGAGTGGGGGTTTAGCACTCGCGATTTTTTGCAGCGGTTCGGCACGGAAGTCATGCGCGACAATTTCGGCGCTGATTTTTGGGTCAAGCACATGCGCAACAGATTGCAACCGTGGCCGGGGCGTAACTATGTCATCACAGATTGCCGATTTGAAAACGAGGCGGCGCTCGTGCGCGAACTCGGCGGCGTGGTCATACGTATTGTGCGCGAAGGTTGCGTTCGTAGTGCTCACGTGAGCGACGCCGATATCAGTTACGACGGGCAGTTAGTGAACAATTCAACCCGCGACCATTTGGGCACGCAGATTGAAATGATGCTGCTAGGACTAGACGCACGTGCCGAAGCTGCGCGCCGACCCGCCCCCGTACAGTCGTAAACCTGTCACGGTTCGGGCGGTGCACGCCTCAGCAGCCGTGCACATATGGTATTACGACACGCTCATGCGGGCCATTGATAACATGGTCGAAAGCGTCACGCGCGGGATACTCGCCGCGTACGGACAGGTTGAACCGCCCGAACTGGCGCGTGACGCCGCGCCCCGTAACCCGTCGTTGTTGCTCCGCTCGGCGCTGCGCCGATGGGGCGGCCTATGGGTCTCAAAATTCGACAAACTCAGCCTAGACCTGAGTAAAAAATTCGCGTCGAAATCGTTTGGTATGACGCAGACGCAGATGCGCGCCGCGTTGAAAGAGGCCGGTTTCACCGTCGCATTCAAACCGACGCCAGCGAGCGCCGCCGCGTATCAGGCCGTTGTTGCCGAGCAAGTGAACCTTATCAAGTCGATCCCGCAGCAGTACCTTAAAGACGTTGAGTCCAAGGTGTGGCAGTCGGTTATGAAAGGCGCCGACATGCACGCGTTGTCTGCCGATTTGCGCCGCACGTACGGCGTGACGCGCGACCGCGCGGCGTTGATAGCGCGTGACCAGAACAACAAAGCAAAGGCGATTATCGAGCGCACCCGCCGGCAGGAACTCGGCATAACTCATGCCATTTGGCAGCATTCGGCCGGCGGCAAAGTGCCCCGCGCGACGCACGTTGCCATGAGCGGCAAATCGTACCCGCTCGCTCAAGGTATGTGGGATTCTGACGAGGGCGCCTACGTCCTGCCGGGCGAACTCATAAATTGCAGATGTACAAGTAAGGCTATCGTGCCCGCATTTGAAACAATCGAGTCGGCCGAACGTCGAGCAAAAGAGACGCCGTATCTACGTGCGGCCCGCGCCCGCGCTAGATAGTGTGTTTTTTATCGCCCGTGACATAACGGCCGCCCGTCGGCTATCATACGGCCAATGACCCCCGGAGACCCCCGCTAATGCGTAAATTTATCTTTGGCTTATTCGTGGCGCTCGCGCTGCCCGTCGTCGCACAGTACGCGCAGCCTCCGGGCGGATTCGGGCAAACGACCGTCGGATTTTTCGCGACAGGCAAAACGTCGCAACTCGCCGCGACCACAACCTCGTCAAGCGTCGCACTCAGCCTGCCAGTGAGTTCCATCTCGCCGCAAATTCAGGTTTACAACACGGGCACCACACTGGCGTACGTCGCGTGTGACGGGCCCGCAGTCACGGTAAGCGCGGGCAGCGCCGGCACAGCGACGAGCGATTATCCCGTGGGCCCTGGCGCCATCGTAGTATTCAGCGCATCAAATGGCGCCTCGTATTGTGCGGGTATCTACGGCACGGGCAGCGGCACGATTTACTTCACGCCGGGCAGCGGACTATGAAACACGGCATAAAAACGTCGCTGGTATTCGGCGCGATTCTCGCGTGGTCAACGGCCAGCGCGATTGTCAAAAATGAGCCGAACCAAAACAACGGCGGGGGCGGCACAGGCACCGTAACGAGTGTCGCAGCTACGGCGCAGGCGCCGCTGTGCGTCTCGGGTACGCCGATTACTGTTAGCGGCACGCTGACGTTTACGTGGTGCACGGGTCAGACGGCCAATCAGTTTTTAGCGACGCCGAACGGGTCGACGGGCGCCGTTAGTTTGCGTTCAATCGTTGCGGCCGACTTGCCGCAGATACCGCTGTCAACAGGCGTTACGGGCACGCTGTCGGCGACCAACGGCGGCACGGGCGAAGCGGGTACGATTACCGGCATACCGAAAGCTAACGGCACGTCGGCATTCACGGCCGCCGCATTCGGTGACGTGACGGCGCTATGGACGACGGGCGGCACGTGCAGCGCGACGACCTATCTGCGCGGCGACGGTTCGTGTATCACGCCGACGGGCAGTGGCACG